ACCCCTTGGGCAAAAAAAATCCCCGAGCCTGCGCTCGGGGGCCCCAGGATAGGGCGTAAGCCGGGTTCTGTTTTACGCGGTCATCTCTCTGGGACCGGTGTCGCCACCGGCCTCAAGCGGCCCATCCTGTAAGCGAGCATGCTTTGAGTTAGTTGGTTTAAGACCCGGGAAAAGGCGGCAATAGGCGGGAAAAGGCGGTGAGGGACGCGAAAACAGGCGGCGGCGAGGCGGCAAAAAGCGGCGGCACCCGGAAAGGGGGGTGTGTCATGCTTTTGGTAAGAAGGTGCCGGTCAGTCCGTGCTGAAGGCAAAAACACGCTGTCTATAACGGCAAAGTGCGATGAGCAAGGGCTGACTCTCAAAAGTATTAACTAAGTCCGATTATGCTTTAGGTCAGAATGCGTCATGCTTTAGGTAAGTGGAAAGAAAGCCGTTGAGAACGAGCCGATGGTCGTTGTCCTTGATAAGGTAATGCTAAAGGTGGATGAGAGGCGGGAAGCGGCACCGGGACGGCAAAGGGGTGTTTATGCAGGTTTGAAAGTGTGAACACCCCCCAACAGTTCGCAGTTCGGGGGGTGAGAGTTCACAGTGTTCACACTTCCCCTTGTAGGGGTCAGAGTGGACAAAAGGCGATGGGAAAGGGGATATACATCGGTTGCATAGCAGTTCACACTTCCTGATCTGTGAACTGGAAAAACTAAAGGCATCCCGCCAGTATGCAAATCTATCTCTCATGAAAAGCGCCATAACATTCGCTCCCCTCTTCTCCCCGGCACCATCCTCCCCTGACCCGTGGCTGGCTCGAGGGGGCACTAGAAGGAGCCGCGGCCGGGCTACCGGCCCGCCCGGCGCGGGTCCTGGGCTTGGAGGAGGTCAGAAATCCTCCTTTGACTGGCTTCGCTTCCCGCCGTACTCCTTCAGCGCCGCCCTAAAAGCCTGCCGCGCGTACTTTTCCTCCGCCTCATTGCGGCACACCTGCTTGGCAAAGAGCAGGTAGGCGAGGGGCCTGCCCTCTTCCAGGCATCGGAGGGCGAGGTCTTTCAGGCCCTTGTAGAAGAGGTCCTTGTCGTCCATGTGAAGCTCCAAAGTTTAGCAGAAGGGCTAAGCCCATGTCAAGGGAAAACACCTACCCCAGGTCTTTTCCCTAGCTTTTTCGGGGGGAGCGGTCTATAAGTGAGGCTATGATGAACCATCGCGAGGAGCGCCTACTGACGGTGAAAGAGTTGCGGGAGGTTTTAGGCCGGGACCGGGTCTCTGACCACACCGCCTACGCCATCGCCCGGATCTACGGGGTGCGCCTGGGTAAGCGGCTCCTGGTGCCCGCCCACGTGGTGGAGATGGTCCTTAGGGGCGAGTTTGACCAGGAGCGGGTGAATCTCGAGGCCCGGAAGCGGCGGAAGTGGTTCCGAAGCGACGAAAGTGGGAAGGAGTTGGCCGGTGAGGGGCTCCAGGAGGCCTCCTAGACATCGAGGCGAGGGCAAGCCCTTCTCGTTCATTGTTTAGGCGAGAACCCCCCGGGCCTTTACCCGGGGGTCTTGCCTTGGAGGTAGCGCTTCTCCAACCAGACGGCCTGGTGGGCGAGCTCTAGGAAGGCGTCGGGGTCCTCCGGGGGCTCGCGGTGGAGCCAGTGGCGGATGAGGGCCTGGAGCTGGGCGATGGGCGGGAGGTCGGCGTCCAGGCTCCTCAGGCGGTCGGGAAACCCAAAAGCTCCAGGATCCCGTTCGCCGCCTGGAGGGCGAGGCCGGGCTTCTCCTCCAGGAGGGCCTTCCAGGCCTCGGGCTCCTCGGCGAGCTCGGCGGTGAACTCAATGGCGGCGCTCACCGGGACCCGGGAGATGCGGGCGGTGAGGCGGTTGATCTGGTCCACGGTGGGGCGCTTGAAGGCGAAGCGCTGGCCCCCGTGCTCAAGCGTGTAGAAGGGCTTCTTCTCCATCCCTCACCCCTAGCTGTGTTCCACGCCGCCCAGGACGGTGAACTCCAGCTCCACCGTGACCTTCTCGGTGTCCTGCTCCACGCCGCCGAAGGAGCGCTTGGTGAAGAGGCAGTCCTTGAGGGTGTCGGTGACGGTCGCCGTCCCCTTGTCGTAGGAGACCACGATGTCAAAGGGCTCCAGCTTGAAGACGTTCCCCTCGGGGGCGGCGGCCCGGAGGCGGTCGTACTCCTCGCGGAGGAGGGTGAGCTTCCCCGAGCCCTCCCAGTTCCCCTTGGTGTAGCCCCTGGGCGTGCGCCCTTTGCCGAAGATGGCGTTGACCTTCTCCGAGTCCTCGTAGTCAATGGAGAGGACGTCGGCCAGGGGCACGCCCTTCACCTGGATGCTGATGTGCTCCCAGTCATAGTAGCGGCCGTTGATGGGCATGTTTTACCTCCTCACGCCTTGGCCTGGGCCAGGAAGGGGTTCTCAAAGCCGATGTCCAAGGTTATCTCCCTGAGATAGCCCAAGGGGACGACCCGCACCTGCAGGAGGAGGGTCCTGGAGGCCAGGATGTCCTGGCCCGGGGGCACCACCACCCGGCCCCGGGCGATCTCCCCCAGGGACTGCATGACCCGGAGAGGGGTGTTGGCCCGGGCGATGAGGCTGGCCAGGGAGGCGTTCAGGTCCGTGGGGTCCACGTGCCACTGCACGAAGTCCAGGAGGGCCTGGCGGACCTGGGTGACCGCCTTGTCCATCACCCTCCGGTTCTGGACGATGAGGTAGTCGCTGGTGGGGGGCGCCGCCATGCGGCCGTCCACCAGGTAGACCCCGTCCCGCCCGATGAGCCGGTAGACGGTGGTGAAGCCGGCCGTGTCCAGGGCCAGGGCGTGGGCGTTGTTGAAGAGGCTCTTCTTGCCGTAGTCCGTCTGCACGAAGGGGGCCACGGCCACCACGCCGGGGAGGGGCCCCAGCTGGACCCAGGCGGGGGAGACGTGGACCCGGTTCTTGGAGATCTGGGCCCCCACCCGGGCGGCCAGGCTCTGGACCTCCAGCCTCCCGCTGAGGGTGTCCACCACCTCCCCCCAGGCGGCCACGATCATGACCCTCTTGGAGGTGAAGTTGCCCTTCTCCGTGATCCTGGCGTTTACCCAGGCGTCCGCGTCGTTGCCCGGCGCGGCGGTCTCGGTGAGGAACCAGATGTAGCGGAACCGGCCCTCCGCCTCCGTGGCCAGGGCGTCCAGGGCGGCCCACATGGCGGCGTCGGTGGGCTGGGCCACCTGGATGTACTCGTAGAGGATGGGGGCGTTGAGGGCCTCCCGCACGGCGGCCTGGACGCTGGAGACGCTGGCCTTGGGGGCGGTGGCCTGGAAGAGGTAGACCGCCCCCGCGGTGTAGGTGCCGGAGCCGAAGTTCAAGGTGAGCCCGGTGCCGGGGAGGCTGTAGCTGGCGGCGGTGACGATCTCGGCGCTCACGGTGTCCCCGCCGTCCAGGCTGTAGGTGAAGGTGGCGGTGCCCACGGCCCCGCCCCGGACGATCCGCACCACGATCTCGTAGGCGTCCAGGGGGCTTCCGCTCACGCTCACGGTGGGGGAGGAGGGGTTCCCGCTGCCCGCGGTGACGCTGCCCGCGATGTCCCCCGCGGCCCGCACCGCGTAGACCTGGCCGCCTCCGTAGGCCAGCTGGTCGGCCACGGCCCGGGCCAGGGGGCCGGTGCCGAGGAGGGTGGGCACCTGGGAGAGGTCGGAGAGGCCCACCACCTGGTTCACAGGCCCCTTGGAGGAGACCCCCACCACCACCCGCTGGCCGTCCCCGCTGGGGGCCACGATGCCCAAGCCCCCGTCCTGGATCTCGGGGTATACACCCGGAAGTCTAGGCATGCTTTACCTCCCTACTCCTTGACGGTGGGCCCCTGGAGGAACTCCCTCAGGGCCCGCTCAAACTGGGTCCGGGAGACCCGGGTCCCCACAGCCCAGCCCATCCGCACCCGGAGGCCCGCCAGGGCCCAGGGCTCCACCTTGAGGAGCTCGGCGAGCTCCTCCACGGTGGGGTCGGGCTGGGTGATCTCCTTGTCCTCCACTTCCTTGGTCTCCTTGGGCATGTCACACCTCCTCTACGAGCCCTTCCACCTCCACCGACACGGGCACCCAGTCCACCCCCTCCAGGAGGTAGACCTCCACGGGGATCTCCAGGGCGAGCCCGTTTTCGGGGAGGAGGAAGCCCTCCTCGTCCTGATACGACAGGGCGATCTCGTCCAGCTTGGCCTGATAGGACCCCCCGGCTTCCAAGGGGGTGTGCCAGAGATAGAGGAGTACCCCCACCAGGAGGCGGTCCAGCTCCTCCTGGCTTCGGGCATAGAGCTCCAGGCGGGCCCGCACGAGCCCGCGATACAGGGTCCGGGTGGTGCGCTCGGGCCCCGCCTGCACCCGGCTCCCGTCCCGCCGCAGGCTCCCCGAGGTGAGGGCGAGGAGGGCGGCGGGCACCGTCCGGTAGGCCTCCTCGCGGCTCCGGCGCACGAGGACCCGGGTCCGGGGAAGCCCGGCGTGGACGCAGGCCTCGGTGAGGTAGGCGAGCACAGGGGCGGTCATCTCCGGGAAAGCCACTCCAAGAGGAGGGCCTCGGCCTCCCGGCGGTCCTCCTCGGTGAGGCCCAGGAACGGCCGGGCGGGGATGCGCACTTTCCTCCCCCGGCCCGCCCTTCCCCCGAACTGGTGGATGGCGGCGTAGACCAGGTTGGTGCCCACGGCGATGGCGTTCCCCGCGACCTTCCAGCCGATGGAGGCCTTGAGGCGCCCGGTGCGGATGAGGGGCTTCCGCATGGCCACGCGCCGCTGAGCCCGGGCGGAGAGGCCTCCCTTGGCGCGGTCCCGGCCCACCTCCCCGAGGAGGGTGGCCGGGGAGAGGGGCGGCCAGGGCCGGCCGTCCGGCCCCCGGCTCTCCTCAAAGCGGCGCTGGGTGCGGGCGTGGACGCCCTCGGCCACCGCCCGCTTCACCGCCTCGGGGACGCCCCCGGAGAGGCGGTGGAGGTGCCGGTGGAGGTCCCGCCAGTCCCCCTTAAGCCGCACGCCCATCAGAAGTCCTCCAAGCTCTCCCGGCTGAAGACCCGCTTGCCCTGGACCTTCGCCCCGCCCTTGGGCTGGGCCGGGGCGGAGGCTGGGGGAAGGGGGAGGCTGGCCCGCCCCAGGGCCACGTCCTTGAGGAAGGCCACCGCGTCCCGGTACCGCTGGAGGAGGACCTCGTCGGCGGTGCCGGGCCGGATGCCCCGCCTGAGGGCGAGCCGGTAGACGGCGATGTCCAGCGCCTTGGCCCGCAGCACCTCGGGCAGGGCGGGGAGGGGGAGGGCGTAGCGCTGGGCCAGGTAGCTCTCCACCTCGCCCCAGGCCTCCCTGAGGGCGGCCTGGGCCCGGGCCTCCCCCTCCGGGGTGAGGACCCCCGCCCCCTCCTCGTCCACCAGGTAGAGGAGGGTGTCCAGGGGGAGGGCGTGGCGGAGGTCCTCTAGGGTGATCATCAGGAGCCGGCGCCGGTGGAGCCGTAGGCCAGCTGCCAGTAGAGGTAGCCTACGGCCTTGCGCTCGTACACGCCGAAGACGTACTCGTTGTGGCGGAAGACGTGGTCGTCCTCGGGGTCGGTCTTGGCCACCCACTCGGGGTCCATGCGCCGCTGCAGGATGAGGGGCTTGATGGGCCGCGAGCCGTCCACCAGGAACCAGTAGCCGGCGTAGCTGTCCACCAGCCACGGGTTGACCAAGACCTCGGCCGCCCCGTAGTCGGGGTTGGCCCCCCCGTTCGGCAGGGTCGGGACCCCCACGATCTCCGTGGCGGTGGGGGCCAGGTGGGGGCCCACGATGAGGAGCGGGCGGTCCAGGAAGAAGCCCAGGGGGTAGCCCCGGCTGTCCTGGAGGCTGCGCATCCCGGCCAGGGCCTCCCGGAAGGCCTCCCGGGTGAGGGGGGCGGTGCCGGCGTTCTGGTAGTTCTTCTTGCCCACCCGGTGGGTGCCGAAGAAGTTGGCGCCATCGGGCCCCTGGGCGCTGAAGCCCTTGAGGAGGAGCTGGGTCACCAGGTAGTCGTCGTGCTGCGCCCAGCGGAAGGCGTACTCGCGGGCGTTGGCGCCCACCTGGTCCAGGAGGTCGTCCTCCACGTCCTTGCGGGCGATGGCGAAGGTCATCTCCCAGTCGGCGTTCTCCAGGTTGATGGTCTTGAGGCTCAGGTTCTGGACCTGGCGCTCCCCCTTCCACTCCCGCATGGTGGGGAAGTCTTCCAGCCAGGTATAAGTGCCCACCCTCCCTTCCGTCCTGGACTCCAGGGCGATCCTGTTCCAGAAGGGGCGGTACTCCTCCCGGGCCTGGAAGACCAGGGCCCGGAGGGAGCGGGAGAGGGCGTCGATATTCTCCCTGTTGAGCAGCATCACCACACCTCCACCCAGACGTAGCTTCCGTCTACCCGGAGGGCCCGGCCCGCCTTGGAGCGGCCCGTGCCGCCTTTAGCCACGGTGTTGGGCCCGGTGGCGTAGACGTCCTTCCCCAGCTCCGTGGGCCCCACCGGGTCGGCGGGGTCGTTCTCAAACCGGAACACCCCGCGCCGCACCAGGACCTCCTTGGCCCCGTCGGCGCCCCCGGTGTTGTCCACGGTCTCCTGGGCCACGCCCAGCGCGATCTTGCCGGTGCCAGGCCCGGCCTCCTCGGCGTAGCCCCCCGAGACCATGACCAGCGCCCCCTGCCGGATGCGGGCGCCCGCCCGGACCGGCAAGGGGATCAGGTACTCGTCTAGCCAGCGCTCGGTGTCAAACATACGCTACCCCCACTTCTTCCACGCCTCGTCCTTCACGCCCAAAGCCCGGCGCAGCCGCTCGGCAGGGTCCTCCTCCAGGGGGGCCCTGGGGGCCTCGGCCCGGGGCAGGCTGGTGGGCACCAGCCGGGGCATCCCCTCCAGGGCCTTGCGGGCGGCCTCCAG